CATCACTTTAAAGTGCCTCTTTTAACACGAGGGTTATATGAATTTATATTTTAAATCAACAACACTAGACAGACAGATAGGTTGGACATGGAAAGATATGGACAAAGCCTATTGGGATACTTGGATACCTAAGAAGTCTGATATTCAAATCATTACAAGACTTAACAAAGAGCAAAAGAAACAAGTACTAGATGAACTCTGGGAAGACTTGCAAAGTGCTATACAATTTACACGAGATAGAAACAATGCAAGAAGAAGAGCAAAAAGACTTGCACAAAAAGAAAAAGTATGATAGACTTCAAACACTTAATACTAAAAACAAAACCTATAGGAGGAAAATAATATATGTATGAGTATGTAAAAGGAAAGAGCATGTATGCTAAAGTTAGTACGCCTAACACTAAGTTCAGTCCTCACAAGTATGAGATTTCTGTACTTACTGATGAGGATACTGCCGGTAAATTAGAAAAGATAGGACTATCTCAAGTAAGAACTAGAGACGGTCAACTTAAGTATGATGAACCTGCATTTAAGTTTAGCAGAAAAGTAGATAGACATGATGGGACAACCAATCCTGCACCTAAATTAGTTGACGAAGATGGCAACGATTTAGATATTAATATTGGTAATGGCTCAGAAGTTACTGTGAAGATTAAACCTTACACAGGAAGTTATGGTACGTTTGCAGAGTTAATAGCTGTAAAGGTTACTAATTTAGTTGAATATACTGAACCTAGTTCAGATAACGAGGAGTTTTAATTATGATTATTACTATTAAAAATGATGACGGTGAATCAGTCTATGATGTTTCAAAGATTGAAGATGAGCAAAAGAGAAACGGTGCTAACATATCTATCAGTAAGATAGGTACTTTAAATGTGTTAGTAGAAGCTTTGAACTTTGCTTCTCAAGGACATCAGAATAATCTTGAAGCTGTGCTAAAGGATAGCCCTGAAGCTGTAGTTGAACAAGAAGAAACTGAAGCTGAAGAAACTGTAGAAGAATCAGAAGACGAATCTTAAATCATAGTGAGGGCTTACATGGATAAAACTTGGGATAAGTTACATCAACCTTGTCCACTTTGCGATAGCAGTGATGCTGTAGGAATCAATGAAGATGACTCAGCAAAATGCTTTAGCTGTGGAGAGTTTATGCCTAGCTATACTAAAGCATGTGGAGGAAAGGATATGCAAACAGTTACAACAACACCAACTAAACAACCTGATATGGTAGATGAAGGAAAGTTTTCAGCATTGACTGATAGAAAAATTTCTATACAGACTGCTCAGAAGTATGGGGTTAAATGTGTCCACGACTTACAAGGTAATGTCGTTAAACATTTTTATCCTTACTACAATGGGCATGAGCTATCAGCTACTAAAGTTAGAAACTGTAGAGATAAAGACTTCTATGTTTCTGGAAGCTATAACGATACAGGTTTGTTTGGTCAACAACTTTTCAAGGGCGGTAAATATGTTACCGTTACTGAAGGGGAGTGTGATGCTATGGCTACTTATGAACTGCTTGGTTCTAAGTGGGCTGTAGTATCTATCAAACGTGGTGCGAATGGTGCGGTAAGAGACATCAAGGAAAGCTTAGAGTTCTTTGATAACTTTGAAAACGTCATCATTGCTTTTGATAAAGACAAGGCAGGACAAGAAGCTAGTATCAAAGTTGCTAGACTTTTCAAGCCGGGCAAGGCACGTATTGTTACCTTACCTAACGGTTGGAAAGACCCTAACGACATGCTTAAAAACAACAGACATAAAGAGTTTGTTGAAGCTTGGTGGTCGGCTAAAGTTTATACACCCTCTGGTGTTATAAATGTTTCTGAACAACGTGAGAAGTTCCACAATCGTGAGAGAAAAGAAAGTGTTCCTTACCCTTATGAAGGACTAAACAAGAAGTTGTATGGTCTTAGACAAGGAGAACTTGTGACTCTTACAGGTGGCACAGGGCTTGGTAAATCAAGTGTAACACGTGAACTTGAACATCATCTTATCAAAAATACTACAGACAATGTAGGCATCATTGCATTAGAAGAAGATTGGAGAAGAACTATTGACGGTATTTTATCTATTGAAGCTAATGCTAGATTGTATGTTGACCAAATCAGAGATAGGTTTAGTAAAGAAGAACTAGATAAATTCTTTGATATACTTTATGACGGTGAGAACAAGAATAGAGTATGGGTTCATTCTCATTTTGGAACTAACGACATTGATGATATCTTTACCAAACTTAGATTTATGATTATAGGTTGTGATTGTAAGTGGGTAGTCGTTGACCATCTTCACATGTTAGTTAGTGCTGTGCATGAAGGAGATGAGAGACGTGCTATTGATTCTATTATGACTAGACTTAGAAGTTTGGTAGAAGAGACAGGTGCAGGAATCATTTTGGTTTCACACTTGAGACGTGTTGATGGCAACAAAGGACATGAGAACGGTATTGAAGTATCCCTATCTCATCTAAGAGGTTCAAATAGTATTGGACAACTTAGTGATTGTGTGATAGCATTAGAACGTAATCAACAATCAGATGACCCTGATGAAGCTAGAACAACAAGAATGCGTATACTTAAATCAAGATACACAGGAGATGTTGGTATGGCTTGTAGACTTATTTATGATGGAGAAACAGGTAGACTATCTGAACTAACAGATGAAGATATTACTTTTGATGATAGTTTAGATGAGGCATTTTAATGGACTTAGTATTTGACATAGAAACAGATGACCTAAAGGCAACTAAGATATGGTGCTTGGTTGCTCAAGATATGGACTCTGGAAAGATATATAAATTTCCACCAGATAAATTATCAGAAGGTTATGAAATGTTATCTAATGCAGATACTTTAATAGGACATAACATCATCGGATTTGATATACCTATGGTAGAGAAGTTCGGTGGTGTTGACTTATCAAAAATACCGGTCATTGATACCCTTGTATTGTCTAGGTTATTTAATCCTAACAGAGAAGGAGGTCATAGTCTTGAGAAGTGGGGATATAAATTAGGCTATCATAAGATAGAGTTCTCTGATTATCTTAACTACTCTAAAGAGATGTTAGACTATTGTGTTAGAGATGTTCAAGTCAATGCTTTAGTTCTAAAGAAACTTAGAGAAGAGAGTAAAGGATTTGCTAAACAATCTATAAATTTAGAACAAGATGTTGCTAGGATAATGAAACAACAAGAGCTTAATGGATTCAAGTTTGATGAAATGAAAGCTCAACTTTTATTAGCTGAACTAAGAGAAAAGAAACAAGCTATTGAAGATGAAGTTCATAATACATTTAAACCTAAATGGGTAGATGATAAGTTAGTCACACCTTACATAAAGAAAGATGGAGACTTATCTAAACGTGGACTTACAGATGATGAGTATCAAAGATGTTTAGATACAAATAACTTTGAACCTTTTATGAGACAAACACTACAGGATTTTAATCTTGGTAGTCGTAAACAGATTGGAGAATATCTTGTAGACTTTGGTTGGAAACCTGAAAGATTTACACCTACAGGTCAACCAATAGTAGATGAGAAAACTCTATCACAAATAACACACATACATGAAGCCAAACTTATAGCAGACTTCTTACTACTTCAAAAACGTATAGCTCAAGTTGACTCTTGGGTTGAAGCTGTACAAGAAGATGGCAGAGTTCATGGTTTTGTAATACCTAACGGTGCTATCACAGGCAGGATGACACATAGAAATCCTAACATGGCACAAGTACCGGCAGTCTATAGTCCTTACGGTAAAGAATGTAGAGCTTGTTGGACTGTAGAAGAAGGTAATGTTTTACTTGGAGTTGATGCTTCTGGTCTTGAGATTAGAATGTTAGCTCATTATATGAATGACGAGGAATACACAAATGAAATCATTAACGGAGACATACACACCTCTAATCAAAAACTTGCACAACTTGAATCAAGAGATAAGGCGAAAACATTCATCTATGCCCTCATGTACGGAGCAGGAGATGAAAAACTTGGAAGTGTGGTTGGAGGAACTACAGCAGATGGTAAAAGAGCTAGACAATATTTCTTTGATAATAAACCATCATTTAAATCTCTTAGAGATAGAGTACAAAGAGCATCAGCAAAGGGGTACTTAAAAGGATTAGACGGTAGAAAATTATATATACGTAATGCTCATTCAGCCTTGAACACTTTACTTCAAGGAGCAGGAGCTATTATAATGAAACAAGGATTGGTTCTATTAGATAACGTATTAAAATTAAATGCAGTAGAATATAAGTTTGTTGCTAACATACATGACGAATGGCAGATAGAAGTACCAGAAGATAAGGCTGATTTTATTGGACAGTTTGCTGTAGATAGTATTGTAAAAGCAGGAGAACATTTTAAACTTCGTTGTCCTTTGGATGGCGAATACAAAATAGGAGACAATTGGAGTGAAACCCACTAAATGTAAATGTAATGAAGATTATATTCCAGAATTATTTACTGATTTATGGGAAACTTTTTTCATTCCTTCACAAGATAATTGTGGAACAACAATAAAGGTATATGCTGATTCGTGTACTGAAATAGAACATTGGTCTCATAGAGAAGATGGAGAGCATGATGTAGTGACAACCTTATGTCATTACTGTGCATTAAAATTAAAACTTAATGTCCCACACATTGTTGAATATGATAAAGGAGTAAAGTGGTATGAAACCTAGTAAGAAAGACCAAAAGAAATTTGATTTAGATTTACAGTATGGAGAAATAAGAGAACAAAAAATAGCAGACATGCTAACAGGAAAAAAAATAGAAGTTAAATCAGAAAGAGATACATGGATGAAGACAGGTAATATATGTATTGAATATGAATGTTGGAATAAACCTTCTGGTATCAGAGCAACTGAATCAGACTATTGGTTTCATAATTTATGTGTAGGAGACAATGAGTTTTGCACGTTAGTATTTAAAACAGATGTGCTTAGAACTATAGTTGATGAGCTAGATAGTTTTAAAACTGTATGTGGTGGAGACCATAACGCCAGTAGAATGTTCCTTGTTAGTCTTCAAAAATTATTTTCATCAGATGTAATTAAAGCTTTCAAGGAGTCAGAAGATGAAAAAAAATAAAAAAACACTTGACACATTGGTCGAAGATATATATAATAAATTGTCGGCTTTAGGAAAAGGCGAACATCTTGACATAGATGAGGAGACTATAGAGCAGTTTGGAGAGTCCATGAAAGAGATTCTCTACACTTGGTCACACCCTAGTCCAAGAGGTAAACCTGCTTTACGTATGTCTAACATAGGCAAACAGCCTAGACAATTGTGGTATGAAATGAACTCTGAATCTGATACAACAGAGGTCATCTCACCACCTACATTTATTAAGTTCTTATACGGACATTTACTTGAAGAGATAGTTTTATTTCTTGTTAGATTATCTGGACATGAGGTAACTAACGAACAAAAAGAAATAACTGTATCTGGTATTAAAGGACACATGGATTGTGTTATTGATGGAGAAGTTGTTGATATTAAAACAGCTTCTGGTTTTGCATTTAAAAAATTTAAAGATGGAACACTAGCAGAGGATGATGCTTTTGGTTACATGGCTCAACTTGCAGGATACGAACAAGCAGAAGGCACTAAGAACGGTGGCTTCCTTGCTCTTAATAAAGAGTCTGGGGAGTTAGCTTTATTTAAACCTGATAACTTTGATAAGCCTAATATCAAAAAGAAAATAACTGATATTAAAAAAGCTATCAAACTAACTACACCACCTGATAAATGTTATGATGATGAGCCAGATGGTAAGTCTGGTAATATGAAACTTGCAAGGGGTTGTGTATATTGCAGACATAAGTTTGAATGTCATGCAGATGCTAACGATGGTAAAGGTTTAAGAGTGTTTAAATATTCAACAGGTTATAGATACTTAACTCAAGTACCTAAACCACCTAATGTTATAGAGGTTACACAAATATGAATGCTAGAAATTCAAAAGCCTTAAGAAGAAAAGCAGAAGACTTACTTATTAGTT